CATTCTTGCTTATTTCAACAAACAGTTTATTTACGGAGTTTTTGATACCATTTGGGCGCCTTTCCTGCAGGTTTTTTCCTGTCTCCTATTTATGGAGCTTGCTGGATTGCGTTATGGTATGCTTAGATTTCTTTTCGTAGTTGCTGCCTATTCAGGCTTCGTGTTCTGGAAGATTAAGAGAGCACGTAAGGCTTTGATCGATCGCCTAAGTAACGTCCCCCGCCCCTCTGTAGTTTGGAGGGAGATGAGTTGGGATACTAAGAAGAAGATTATCGGCTTTATTGCCGCTTTAGGACTTTGGAAGGTCTTATCGTACGCTGCTAGACAGTGGGCCAAGTTGCCTACTGCACAAGCTGCAGCACCCATTACTTTTGTTAAGAATGCTAAGAAATATCAGCAGGAAAACGAGTTTTGGGACGTTGCCGCACGTGAGCGCCAGTATCTGTTTGGGGATGCTGGAGTTACTAATCAAGCGAAGACGGGAACCCATGATGACATGGACAAGCGTGTGAAACCACGTTTGGTTCGGCTTTCTAAGCCGGATGGCGAATTTGTACAGGGAATGCTTCTCAGGAGCAATATTGTTTTAGTACCTAATCATTTCGTCCCCAAGAATAATCTGTATCTTCGGATTGATTATTTGTCGGGCATGTTCGTCAAGGATGTTGCGATGAGTCGCACCAATTGCGTTAAGATTCGCGGGACTGATCTCGCGGTGTGGTATACGCCAGCAATTGGACCTCAGCGTGATATGTTACAGTACTATCCGGAGGACATTAATGAACTCAAGAAGCTTGAGGTCTACATGTTGCAGAATTTTGAAGGACAATTTATCAAAACTGCAAAGTTTACCGCCGTTCGTGGACGAGTTATTACCACGGAAGGAGGAACTTTCAACGGATTGAAGTACAATTTCCCTGGAACTACTAAGGGAGGTATGTGCATGTCTGTGCTTGTTGGCAACGCTCAAGGAGCCCCATTTATTGCCGGACATCATGTCGCCGGTAAGGGTTCCGTTGCAGCTGCTGCATTTGTTACACGCAGTCAGTTGCTTGAGGCGTGTGCAGAGTTGGACACTCGTCCTGGGATTTTGTTATCCCATTCTGCCACTCCTTTTGACACTAAAATCATGGATGTCGATGTTGGGCCTTTGAAGGCCCCCCATGAAAAGTGTCCTTCTCGTGTTATGCCAGCTGGATCGAAGATGAGGATCCATGGCGAGCACAACCAATCTCGATCATCACCCAGTTCCGCTGTGGTTACAGCTGTTATTTCTCCGTTCGTTGAAAAGATTATGAACATCAAGAAGCAGCATGGAAAGCCGCATGATTTGGGATCGATTGATCACAAAATTTTGGACATGAGTGGCAAGGTTGATACCGCCACAAAGTTTGATCCACAGTTAGTTCAACGTGCCTACACGGATTACTCGAAGCAAGTGCTAGAAGGAATTACGGAACAAGAACTGAGGCAAGTTGGAAAAGTGTCAGATGATGCCAATCTTGCTGGTCTAGACGGAGTCGTTGGAGTGAATGCAATGAATTTTAGCACCTCCATGGGTTTTCCGTTTAAGGGCCCTAAGACACAGGTCGTCAGTAAGACTGATCGCGTAGTTGACGGTATTTCATGTCCTCGCGATTGCGACGATTCTATTTTGAATGAAGTCGCACGACTAGAGTCCATCCTACTTAAAGGAGAGTCGATTAACACTGTTTTCAAGGGATCTTTGAAGGATGAGCCGACCAAGCTCACCAAGAAGAAGGCGCGCGTTTTTGCTGCCGCCAATATGCCCATGATTATGATGACACGCAAGTATTTTCTTAGTATTGCCGCATTATTTCAGCGCAATAAGAATCTCACGGAGTGTGCCGTCGGAACAGTTGTTCAATCGCCGGAGTGGACCGATTTGTTCGAACACATCGGTAAGTACGGTTGGGACCGTGCGATCGCAGGAGATTATGCTAAGTTTGATGGACGTATGAGCCCCGAGTTCATGCTCGCGGCTTTCAAGCTTCTTATCTCTATTGCGGAACGATCTGGCAATTATGATGCCGATGACCTAGTCATTATGAGAGGCATTGCCTCCGAGATCACTTACCCAACTTATGATTACTTTGGAACTTTAGTCCAGTTTTTCGGATCTAATCCGAGCGGACATCCACTTACAGTTATCATTAATTCAGTAGTCAATTCGCTGTATATGCGATATGTTTATTTTAAGATTGCTGAAGATGACAAGTGGTGGAGTGTACCTAAGTATTCTGACGTGGTTGCACTTATGACGTATGGTGATGACAACATCATGACAGTCAAGAAGGGCTATGATGCCTACAACCACACCCGGATTGCCCAGGAATTTGCCGCTGTTGGCATTACCTACACTATGGCTGAGAAAGAGGCTAAGAGCGTGCCGTTCATTCATTTGAGCAGCGCTTCTTTCCTTAAGCACTTTGCCGTGTGGGATCCTGAGTTTAACTTGTACCGGTCCATCATTGAGGACGGGAGTATCGCTAAGATGCTCCACGCCCATCTCGAATCCAAGGTTTTGAACATGGAACAGTCTAGCGCTGAAGCCATTAAGAATGTTGCCTTGAAGTATTTTGAGTCGGGTCGGGAAGTTTATTCCGAGAAAGTCGCTTTGTTGGAGAAGGTTGCTGATGCAGCCGGAATTGGAGGATATTTGGAGCCAATTCCCACTTATGACGAGCGCAAGGCTGCTTATGCTGCAAAGTATGACGTAGTCCTTAATTCTCAGTCGGGAAAGCCTGAAAAGGCCATGATCTCGACACATGAGAATGAATTACAGGAGCGTGTCATTAAGCTCCTCGGTAAACCTACCGCACAGGAATATCCTGTGATTGCCGATAATTACGGCAAGGGCGATCTCTTGTATGCAGAGGATAACGAATTTTTTCTTGTTATTGAGACCAAGTCATTGGTCGATCGTAAGCCTCAGCGTACTAAGGTCCGTAATCAGTCACGCAAATACGCACAAGTTTTAAGCGTTTTGCAACCGGACGCCACTGTTGTGGCCATGGTTTATTCTGAATATGGATTTGAGCTCGTAAAGGTGTTCGGTAAGCGAACCATGGATCTTCCTTCACAGTGGGTGGATCTATTGGGTTATTTCAATTACCAGAGCGTCTTGCCAAAGGAGTAATCCTGCGGCTCCGGTTGGGCACTTACCGTATAAAATGTGTCATTGCGTTCCCTCATGCAATTAAAACCAAATCTGGGCTGTGTTACTGTATAACGGTAGCGTTGTAGGAGCTGAATTGCCTATTTCGTTATGACAGCGTAACATAGAAGACTATGGGACCAGAGCCCTTATGTTATCTAGCATAGCAGTTTGTCACTGCAAAAAGTATAGCACTCCTTCGACGGATTAATCAACCTGACGAGTGAACATTTTTAAATTGATTTCTAATTTTGATACTATTTTTGAACAGATTCCAACTGTACCAAATGGAAGGGAATATGATTGGGACGCTCCCTTGAAACGCGTCCCAAGTTTTGATATGAGCTTTATTATGCATGAAAATGCGGAGTTGTCGCAGCTCAATAAACATTTGCGACAGAAACTCTCCAAAAAATACCAGCACATCGCCGCTCTGGAGCGAAAGGTGCACAAGCTTGAAGGAATGCTCGAGCCCGTCTGTTTGGACTCGCAATCTTCAGCTGGCACTTCGCTGGGACCTCCTCCAGGATTGGAAGTCGGTGAATCTCAACCGATGACCACACAGCAAATTACTGCTTTCGCTGATCAAGATGCTGGATGGACCACTGAAATTAAAAGTGGATATGATGAGACTATGAATCTGGCTAATAATGCCGACGGTAATTTGGGCGAATTTTTGAATCGTCCTATTAGGCAGAGCGTACAGAACTGGGTTGTTGGACAGCCCTTTTTCTATGCGTTCAATCCTTGGAAGGAATTTTTGACCAATCCTTTTATTGCCGATAAGATTAAGAATTACGAGTTGATTCGAATGAAGATGCATTGCAAGATGGTTATCTCGGGCACTAAGTTCCATTATGGACGTGCACTAGCGAGTTACAACCCCTTAGCAGGCGCTAACTATGACCAGATCACGGTTGAGAGGAATTTTCTTTCTCAAGACCTTGTTCAGGCTAGTCAGAAGCCACACTTCTTTCTAAATCCCACCAAGAATACTGGTGGTGAACTCTGTATGCCTTTCTTTTGGACTAAGAACTATTTGTCCATCACAGATGAAGATGCCGATGATATGGGCGAAATTGTCATTAAGTCATTCGACAATCTCCTTCATGCAAATGGAGGTAATGACCCCGTAACTATCACTATCTACCTGTGGGCAGAGGACGTTGTCCTCACTATGCCAACCAGCACTGTGCTTACGTCGCAGGCTGGTAAGAAAGGGAAGAAGTCTCTTGGTGCCAAGAACAAGAGTAACGACATTACGTCGAAGGATGAGTATGGCTCGGGAATTATTTCCAAGCCAGCCGCAGTCATTGCAAAAGCTGCAGGCATGCTCTCCGAGCTTCCGCTCATCGCGTCTTATGCATTGGCTACACAGATGGTCGCCGGCAAAATTGGCGAAGTTGCGAAGATCTTCGGATACTCGCGGCCCGCTGTTGTCACTGACATTCAACTGTTTAAGCCTAATCCTACAGGTAATTTCACTAATGTGGACGCTGCTGACGCTGTGCAAAAACTTACTATGGATAGCAAGGCGGAGCTTACGCTTGATACTCGAACTGCTGGTCTCGACGGTGTTGATCAGATGGGTATTCTTGATATTGCTCAGCGCGAATCTTATCTTACTAGTTTCGTTTGGCAACCGGATGAAGGACCTGATACATTGCTGTGGAACTCTCAGGTGACACCAATGTTGTTCGATATTCTCAATACTGAGATTCATCCGACTCCCATGAGCATGATTGCTCAAAATTTTGAGTCTTGGCAAGGGAGTGTCAAGTTCCGATTTCAAATCGTAAAATCAGATTTCCACAAGGGACGGATTTTGGTTAGGTATGATCCTAATGCAAATAGTTCTGCGGTTGAGTACAATACTAATTACTCCCGCGTGGTTGATATTGCGGAACAGGACGATTTTGAGATCGTCGTGGGTTGGGGCCAGTCCGAGCCCTTTCTAACGTGCGGATCACTGTCTGATACTACAGTGAATTTTTCCGATTCCGTGCGTCTGCCCAAAACTCAGGGACTTTTTAACGGTCTCCTTGAGCTGGACATTTTGAATGATCTGGTGTGTCCGTCTACGGACTCTCCGATCAGTGTTAACGTTTTCGTTAGTATGTGTGAGGATGCAAAGTTTGCTGCCCCCACTAACCGTAAAATGAATGAATTCCACGTCTTTCCCCAAGTTACACCTACACCTGCGGTGCTGGAAAGTCAGAGCGGTATGGATGCCACTGAGAACCCATCTGTCGATGAAACCGACAAACCGATGGGCTCCACTGAAATCCAAACTATCGCTAGTGAATCAGTCGAAACGGACCATACGTATTCCGTATTTTACGGCGACCCCCCTACTACATTAAGGGAGTTGATGAAACGTTACACCAATACTCGCCTGTGGGTGCCTACGCGCCCCCCTGAAGGAGTTGCTCGTATCAATAACCTTTTGAATAAGGATGCCCCGTATCAAAGCGGTTGGGATCCTGAAGGTATTGACGTCTCTGATGTCAATGGTACTACTCCTCTCACTATTGTGAACAAGGATTTTGCTTCGTGGTGGACACCCTGCTATGCAGGTTTCCGCGGAGCCAGGCGAAAGAAGTATCTCTTTGGCGGTGGCGCTCGGTCGAGCCCTACTGTCGTACGAGGAGAATTCTCTGCTACAGGAAATGGTCAAATCACTTCCTCTAGCCAGAACTTTGTCACTGAAGCTGCCTCTCGCGTTGCGAAGTGGGGTACGACAAGACTGGCAAGAAATAGCGGAGCTGGAGCTGCTTCCACTAATTTGGGAATCAACAATACCATTGAAGTTGAACTTCCATTTTATCAGCAGACCCGATTTGCTCCCGCAAGAGTTGTCAGGGCTCAGGATCTACCTACTAACAGTCATGAGGTAGTTACTATTGCTGCTACGGCAGACCCTGCGGTTCCCCTTTTTCAGGAGAATAACTTCAACACGACCGTCTCCCAGTGGGACGCTGTCGGCGAAGACTACACTTTGATGTTCTTCACTGGCTGCCCGATTTTGTATAATTATCCACTTCGGGAGTTTTCGTAAAGTCCCTATATGTAGATAGGGCAATAATAGACGCGCTTCGTAAGACATGCTCGCGTCATAAAAAGTATATGCATGTCAAATTTAAAACAGAGGAATATCTCTGTGGAAATCCATCCGGTGGCCGGATGGTGTGGTGCTAGCGCATCATGAGACGAATCTCGCCCTAAAAGGCGTGATCAGGATTTATCCTTGAGATTCGTCTCAAGGGCTTTGCCTGGTCACAACTTTAAGAGTCAGACCGCCTCGCTGTACATATAGCTCACCAGTTTAAAATTTCTGGTGTTGTAGATATGTGCGTATAACCG